TGTATGTTTGTAAATGTAATAGTATTATTTGTAGCAGGTTTTTGTGTTTTGCTATTATTTAAATTTAACCAATCAATTACATCTTTATTATCATAATATGGAGAAGGGGTTGTAAGTAATCCTTCTAATCTACCATTTCCAGTCATATCTACTTCTGTTGCAAAAACAACTCTCTTTGTTGAAAATGATTTCTTTGTAGTAGATTCTCCATCGTATTTTTCTGGTAATAAATAAGCTTTTACATTTAATGTAAATTCTACTCTATTAATTCTTTCAGTTCCTTCGCCTACTTCATTTATAACATTATAATCTGCAATTGTTGTTCTAAATTTAAATTTCTTTTTATCACCCCAATATTCTGATGAAAATGTCAAATGCTCAATTACTTTATTAAGATGTTCTGTAAATGATGTCCAAGCCATACATTCGTAGTTAACTTCTACATAATCAGGCATTGTTATATTATACAATTCATATGATGGTTTAGTATTTCCTAAAATAGTAAACCTATCGTATCTATTATTCTTATTCCATTTTGTTACAGTAGAATATGATAAATGCCTATTTAACATTGGCATTGATTCATCTTTTGCAATAGATGTTCTTCTAAGCATCATTAAAGGTAATTGAATCTTACCTTTTATATCTCTATAAACTCCTTCTCTTCTAGCTCCATTCCATCTTTCTGAATTACCATAGATTACAGGTATCTTTACAACGTTTCCATCTCCTTCTGTTATAGTAGGTAATGCAACATCTTCTAAATAAGACATCATAGCGTAATCAATATCAAATAATGTTACCGATTGCTTTACATCATTCTTTTCAGATTTGATTTGATGCCCTCTATTTAATTCTTCTCTAATTACGTTTTTAGCCATTATTTATTTATTTTACTCTTTCCTCTATATTTAAATCGGATTTTCTCGTCATAAATGCAGTACATACAATACTATAATTATTAGATGGTTGGCCGCCAATAAATTGAACTTCATTTGTATTATCTATTTCATAATACGATTGGTCAAAAAGAATAATATCTCCAATTTCTGGATATATTCCTTTTTCTTCACACATTAATTTATCTAATTTAAATGTAATGTTTTGTGAATTATCAGGACCGAATCCTTCATATACTACATTTTCCGGTTCTTTATCAATTAAACAATACATTTCAACACCAGGATACCAAGTTTTATTTATAGATTCCCCATAAATGTTTACTTTACTATCGTAAATGTTGACTTTAAATAAAACAATAGCAGTTTGGATGACTGTGTCAACCAATTCTCTTGCTACACTTCTAAAAAAATCTATATCTCTACCTACTAAAAACTTTGGCATATTATCCTACATATATTTTTAAAGGAACTTTTCTTAACATTTCTTGATGGTGATTAGATTCATGTGTTTTATTTTCCATCACATTCTTTCTACTCATTTCTTCTAAATTTTCTCTCAATTGAGTAATTAATGCATCTTTTTCAACTTGTGCTTCAGCTCTCAATGCAGCACCATCTAAAGATACTTCTCCATCTGGAATTGGAATTGAATTATATTTTTCTCTAATTGCACCTAATAATTCTTTACATAATGCAAGCGTATATTTTCTAATCCATTGTTTACCAACTTCATTTATTTTACTATACTGAATAAAATTATATGGTATATCGGAATAATCAGAAAGTGAATCTGCTTGAATAGTTTGAGAATCATGCTCAAACTCATCTCTACTAATATATTCAAAATAAACTTTATTCATTCCTGTTCCTGTTGGAACTGGAAATATTTCTAATTTATTATCTACTATATTAAAAGTATGTGCTGATTTACGAATATGGTCGTTAAATTCAATTTGTTGCATTCTTAATACATCCTCATATAAAGGCATCATTAAGAATTGTGCTGCTGGAGAGTAATTACCAAATCCTAATTCACTTATTAAATTTAGTGTACCTTGTGCACCAACCGAATATGGGTCAAAGAATCGTGTAATTGCAGGAATTGCTTCATGATATACTCTGGTCACATCTATTGTTGATGATGAACTTGATAATGATGATGAAATACTATTTCCAGTTGTTGCATCGTATGCATTATTTATTAAATCATATATTTGAACTGATGCTGTTAAATTAACATAAGCTTTTTTAATTGAAGTCGAACCCCCAACACCGGCTAATGTGCCATATTGTTGAGCCATACGAATTGTAGTTGGTAAATATGAGCCATCTACAAGAGTTTGTGAATAATTTGTAATTTTACCTTTAGGTTGGCCTCTTAAAATATCAATATTATTTCTAATATTAAATTGATTTATTTGTGCAGAATATTCCGAAGTTGATTCTTCAAAACATGCCCAAATTTGTGGATTATCTAATTCAATATTAACAATTGGATGTCCCAATCGTTTAGCAACCCAAACTGAAGTTTTAGGTGCATCATTTTTAAAATCAATATCATTATCATATATCCCAAATGGAGTTGCTTCCGCCGATGCTGATGCTGATAGGAATGTGTTGTATGTTGAACCAGACCAATATGTGTTTGCAGACATTTTTTAAAATTTATAGTTTTACTACTATAAATATGAATTATATAAATAAAAAAAGAGGAGATATTTCTATCCCCTCTTTTAATTTATTATCCTAATCCGTTAAGATTAAAGAGTGTTTAAACCATCAACGATAATTTTACCGTAGAATTCTGGTCTAACCATTTTCTTAGCGTAACGAGTCATAACACCTCTACGTGGAGTAAAGTTAGTTGGGTCGTACACTAAAGGAGTCATAATCAATGGTACATAAGGTGCGTAAACTGCTCCAGTTTCGAAGAAGTTAGAACCTTTGAAACCTAATAAGATTACGTTCTCAGTCATATAAGGGTTTTTGTAAACATCGTATCTATTAGAGATTTGTCCAATGTTAGTTACACCAGCTGCAAATGATAAAGCATCTTTACCAGGATTTGCTGAGAAACCATTCATTGATTCTAAAATAGTTGCTACGTTTGGAGATACAACGATAAAGTTTGCACCACCTCTCATAGTCAATTGATGAATTTTGTTAGATACCTTTTGTAATTTGATACCTAAAGTTTGATACCAAGTACTCTTAGTATATGCTGATGCAGCTGCTGCGTTAGAATCGATAGCGAATCTTCCGTTTGCTGAATCATAATCATATCCAACTCTAGCTGACCAATATTCAGTAGAGAATGCATTTTGTTGCAACATCTCTAAGATTTCTAAGTCAATTTCTAAAGCGATGTACTCAGATAACATTTGAGTTAACTCAGCTTCAGCGTCTACACTATGGTATGCGTTCAAATCTTGAGCTAATTCAGGAGTCCAAATTGCTTTTAATTTTCTTGTCTTAGCAACGATAGGCTCAGATTTCAATTCTAATTCGATTTCTGGAATTGCTAAATCAGCACCTCTATCTTCGAAGTCACCTCTGTTATAATCAGATGGTTGAATATGGTAAGTTAAAGTTTGAGTTACAAAATCAGTTGCTACAATTGCTCTTGCATCGATTGAAGCTGATAAAAAGAAAGATGCAGAACCTAAACTATTAATTGTAGTTAATTCAGGGAATGAAGTTACTGATGTAGAACCAGAAACTTTGAATGCTCTTACACCCATCCAATCAGCATCAGCAGGTAAACCTACTGTTACTTTTCTCCAAGCTTGAGAACCACTTGTAGCTGCAAAAGATGCAGATAAAGTTTCGTTACCGATGAAATCAGATGCAGAAGCTGAAGCTACAGTTGCAGTAACTGCAGCAGTAGTATCGTTGATTGTGTATCCGAAACGGCCAGCACCATACAAACCACCTTCAGCAGCTTGTGTAGAACCTAATTTATTTCCAGTTGGTGCTTGTGCATCTTTACCAAAAGCTCCACCGTTTCCAAATAATGAACCACTAACAGCTGGTCTACCTAAAGTTGTGTTAGTACCATATTTGAAGTCCATGTAGAAAATAAGACCTGAAGGTAAGTTCATTGGTTGAACTGAAACGAATTCTTTAGAAGCGATAGAACCGAAGATTCTTCTTACTAAAGGTAACGCTACACCAGCCCACTCTTCAGAACCACCTGAAGTACCTGTACGAGTTGCCTCATCCAATAATTGTTTTGCTTGGTTTTCTAACATTACTGCCATACCATGCTTTGTTGTTTCAG